CCTGTGAACGAATGGGAAGTTTGCGCCAGCCGATTCGACCATCGTCGTACTTCGATTGGGTCTTCGGGTCGTTCGTGTAACCCTTGCGATACTTGTAGACAATCTCATGGTACGAGAACCCGTACACCAGGAACGTGATAATGGAAGCCAGCGTGTCGTCCCACGTTGTACTCATGTCGGTCAGACAGCCGGACACGAACTCTGCTTCAGCGACCGCACGTTCATCGTTCTCGTCAGCAGGACGAACGGACCAGTCCACCGAACGGACAATCATTTCAATGCCGTTCAGGTAGCCACCGATTACAGGGTCATTGTCAGCCATTTCCCTGAAGTTGGCGTACTTCTGCTTGCCTTGAAGTTGGCGCAAGAAGTCGTCAGCGACGATACCGCCGTTCTGGTGTAGGCCCGCTGAGCCGACTTCCATGAAGTCTGTAGACGAGGGCTTCGCCTTCGTTACAGGCGTGTTGTCCCATTCGTCAGCCATAGCAACTGTCATGGTAGTTCCTTCGTGCGTTAGTGCGTTGGTGCTGGCTTACTCGTCACGGTCGAAGTCGTGTTCGTTCCCTGTGGCTTCGCTGATTGGCTTGATTCCTGTGTGGCGTTGCCAGCGTCGGCAGATTATGTCGCAGTAGGCAGGGCTGATTTCCATTCCGAACGCTATGCGGTTCTGCTGGTGACTAGCGAGAAGTGTGGAACCTGAACCCATGAACGGGTCATACACAGTGTCACCCTCATCGGTGTAAGCCTTCACGAAGAACTCAGGCAGACCCACAGGAAACGCCGCGCCATGCCCTAACGCCTCGTGCGAACCAGCAAACGTCGGCAGGCGATTACCTGGGAAGGCAAGCCCTTCGTGGGTCGTCTGCGTCATTCCCTTGCTTTCCCCTTGGTGTTCAGCCGCGGCCCAACGGGATTCCACACCTTCGTATGAGAACGCTGAACCACTTGGCTTCTTCACTGCTTCGGGTCTGATCTTCCAGTCGTTCAAGGTGAACTGGTAGATGGGTTCATACTGGTTCTTGAACCGACGAACGACTTCACCTGGCACACCAGGCCGTTCCCAACAGAACTCAGTGGCGAAATGCCAGCCCCATTGACGAGCATGGGCAAGCACCAGGTCGAACACATACAGCGCAGTATCTAGCCCTTCTGACGCTGGCTTGATGTTCACGAACCAGGAACCATCATCTACTAGGTTCGCTTTCACGTTCGCCTGAATCATCTGGAACCACTCCACATAGTCATCAGGTGGAATGGGCTTGAAACCAGACGACTGATCGTAGGTGCGTTGTTCTGCGTACGGTGGGCTGGTGAACCCCAGGTTGATCTTGTTGCCAGCCAGCAGACGGTCTACGTCTGTCGGCACACGACTGTCACCACACATCAGCCTGTGTGGTCCCAACAGCCATACGTCACCTGCGACAGTCAATGCTGGGGCTTTCGACGGTGGCGGTGTGCTTCCAGGTTCAGGGTCGCTGACAGGGACTTCTGGTGCTTGCTCATCTGCTTCGATGATGTACAGCAGGTCTTGAACAGCCTGGTCGTCCCAGCCTGACATGGACAGTAGATGTTCGTCTTCGTGTCGAACAGCCAGAATCATGTCGGCAAGCAACTGGTCGTCGTAGGTTCCGAGTTCAGCGGTCCTGTTGTCTGCCAGTGCGTAAGCCTTGGCGGTAATGTCGTCGTCTTCGACCCACACCACCGCAACCTCAGTCCAGCCCAGTTGTCTCGCGGCTTGAAGCGTGTGGTTCCCTGCGATGACCACTCCGTCCACCTTGCGTGCGATGATCGGCTTCCGTTGTCCGAACGTGGCAAGGCTGTTCGCTACAGCGTCCACGTTGCCCTTGCGTGGGTTATCTGGCAGGTTCGACAGTCGCCTAATGTCAGTCGCCAGGGGCTTCAAGTCTTCGATGATCATGGGGATTCCCCTTCTGCTCTGACGAGCATACGACGCATGGTCTTGCCGTTGAATCGTTTGTTCGCTGTTGGAATGTTGTTCGCCACGATACCGATTCGTGTCGTGGGCATGGTCACTGCTAGCAGGTCGTTCGCTTCCTGGTCTGAGTACCCAGCGTTCTCCAAGTCGTCAAGGGTTGGGAACACGTCAGCACAGCGGTCCACACTGTCGTCCAACAGGTGATCTTCACGCCCACCGAACGAGAACACGATACGCAGGTTCCTGGGCAGTGGGCTGGCTTCCCTGATCAGACTGACTTCCTTGGTGTAGGCGTAGAACAGGACGTGCCTGGTGCGGTCTGCGATACGACACCATGCGTCCAGGTAGTCACGGCTGAAGAAGTCGCCTGCGTCGTGGATACGGACTGCCTTCCCGCCAGCCTGAATCCAGGTGTGTAGCCAGTGGTCTGTTGGGTCGTGCCACAGTCTGTGTGCCTTCCCTGTGGCCCTGAAGCGTTTGTGGGCCACCTCTGCGGTCATCTGGGCTTCCCAGCCTTCCAAGTCTTCTAGGACGTACAGCAGGTTCTGTAGGTGTCTCTGGGCGACGTTGCTGAACCTGTATGTCCCGAAGCGGGCGTAGCAGACACGGGCGCATGACCCTGCGTTCGGACAGCAGTTGAATCGTTCCCCGTTCGGCAAGGTGACGATGAACGCTGGCAGGGTCCAGTTGTACACGCCTGCCTTCCTCAGTTCGCTGTTCTGTGTCAGCAGTGTCTTGGGTCTGTCGTTCATCGGACCTTCCACGGTGACTGCTGTTCCATGCTGATCGGAACCACAGGCGGTGCTTGCCTAGCACCGTCAATCATCAGTTCGGTCAATGCCCACACCAATGCGTCCAGGCGGTCAGGGCTGTCCGACAGGTCAGGAACCCAGTTACACATCTGATCTTCCAAGGCTGACAGGTAGCCGACGTGGTGAACCTTGCCTTGTTCGTACAACGCCGCGACTGGTTCGGCTCTGGTGCGTTTGCCACGGCTGGCGTGAACCAACTTGATTGGGGCGTTCCTGTCCACGGTCATGAGTGTGTGACGCACCATGTCGCCACCCTGGTTCGCTTCTGCCACGATACGGTCACACTGGTAGGTGTGGTATGCGCTGACCGCGGCCCGTCCCCATTCGTCAGGTGTTCCACGAATGGTCTTGTCGTCCAACACATAGCCCTTACCGTCTACACCTATGCCTGCGACAACTATGCCTGTCTCATTGCTGTTTGATCTGCTGGTCGTTGCTGGGTCTACAGCGACCACCACACGACGCAACTGTGTGTGTTGGTGGACTCTGTTCTGGTCGAACATCGTGCGTTGCCACAGTGCGCCTTCCAGGTCGTCAAGAATCTCAGCGTGTAGTTCCTGCCTGCCCAGGGTTGTGCCTTCGTAGCGTCGTCGCATTTCGTCAATGAACGCTGACGCTAGGTTCTTCTGGTTCTCATAGGTGGACCCACGGGTGACGTGAACTGTTCCGTCTTTCGTCGTCATCAGTCGCCTGATCACTTCGACAGGTCTGGGTGTTGTCGTCACCACACAGCGAGGGTGTTCACCGATACGCAGACCCAACATCAGTTGGTCCCATGCGTCTGAGTACCGCCACGCGGCTAACTCGTCGGCCCACGCTAGGTCATGGTTCGGTCCACGCAGACGGTCAGGTTCGTCGGCTGAATACGCTGACGCAGACGCACCGTTGTGGAACGTGACCCGACGCTTCGATGGTTCGTAGTGCGGTCGCTGATCAGGTGGGAAGACACGCAGTAGCCCCGACTCTCCTTCGATCATCGTGTCTCGCACATCTGCCGCGGTCGCACCCACCAACGCAATGTGGTTCGCCTTCCCAGCGTTCACTTCACGCCTAATGAACTCAGCACCAGTTCTGGTCTTCCCGAAACCACGACCAGCCAGAATCAGCCAGACACGCCACGCACCGTCAGGTGGCAACTGCTTCGGCCTAGCCCACACCGTCCAATCCCACAACATCTGGGACTTCTCATCGTCAGACAAGCCAGCCAACACAACATCTAGTTGTTCAGGGGTCAGCAACGCCAACTGTTCAGCGACACTGAGTTCCCCACCCACAATCAGCCACCTACAGAATCGTCAGCCTCATTAGGCAGAACTTCGTCGGACGAAACGTCAATAGCGTCAGACACAACCTCACCCAACTGACGCAACCGTTCCAACAGCACCTGACCCACATCAGTCTGAACAGGCCCACCATCAGCCCCAGTCACCGCCACCTGCTTAGAAGCGTCCAA